TGTTGTCGTATCTTAAAAGAGGGAGGCGGGGAAAATAGAATGGTCGTGACCGGAATCAGGTGGGAAGAGTCGTCACGAAGAGGCAAAAGAAAAATGGTTGAGGCTTGTTTTCGTGATGACCGCAAATTTTATATTCATCCAATTATAGATTGGTCGAGCGAAGATGTTTGGCAATATATCAGACAGCGCGATCTTCCGTATTGTCAATTATATGATGAAGGATGGAAGCGTATCGGCTGCATTATGTGCCCCGAAAATAGAAACAGAATAAACGAAGCTAAACGATGGCCGACATACAAACAAGCCTATATTAAGGCATTGGATAGAGCGTTAGTGGTGGCAAGGGCAAAAGGAAACAAGGCAAGCTTTAGTAGCGGCGAAGAGTATTTTAATTGGTGGGTAGAAAATTCCAGAACAGGCAAAGCTGACCCAGACCAGACTGTCATGTTTGAATAGGGGGGATAGAGAATGGCTAAAGGAACATTAAGGTTTAATAATATGGCGGAGTTCGAGGCGCTGAAGAATAGACATAAAAAGATTCCGTCGGGTTTATCCCATGATGAATGGTTAAAGCAATATCAACAGCAGCCTAAGGTTAATAAATTCCATGCCAAAATAACAGAAGCCGAGGGAATTAAATTCGGCAGTAAAAAAGAGGCTGCGCAGTTTAGGGAATTACAGGCCCGGCAACACGCGGGAGAAATAAAGTTCTTTCTTCTGCAGGTGCCTTTTTTGTTGCCTGGAGTCGCTGATAACGGAAAGCGCACAAGGCATTATCTTGATTTTATGGCTATCCGATCCGATGGCCAGATAGAATATATCGAAGTAAAGGGCCGGGATCTTCCTATGGGGAAGTTGAAAAGACGGCAGACTGAAGAACTTTACGGAATAAAAATACAGGTGGTTTAAATGGCCAGACCAAAATCAAATAATGTTGATTATTTCCCTTGTTACTGTAAGGACGGTAAAACCCTTTATATCCTAGAGAGCCGTTGGGGAAATGCGGGATATGCGTTTTTTTATAAACTATGGAAACGGTTAGGTGATTCTGATTTTCATTATATTGATTTACGTCCGCTTGATAATTGGGAGTATTTCCGCGCAAGAATGGGAGTTTCTGACACAGAAACCACAGACATATTAAATAAGCTGGCCGAAATGAAGGTTATCGACCTTGATTTATGGTCAAACAAGATCATTTGGAGCGACTCTTTTGTTGAATCTGTGAAGGAAGTTTGGATAAAGAGAAAACAGTTAATTCCACAGAAACCTTTATTTCTGATACAGAAACAAGAATTACCGCCACAGAATGAATCAGAAACGGCAGTTAATGAGAACCAAAACCCACAAAGTAAAGTAAATAAAAGTAAAGTAAATAATAATACACTATGCGTTTATTCAAACGCATTTCAATCTTTCTGGTCTGAATATCCAAAACCAACAGCGAAAAAAGCAGCGTTTAAAGAATGGGAAAAGAACCATAACAAACCGTCGATTGATTTAATTCTAGAAGCTCTACGAGCGCAGAAGCGAAATAAAGCGGAATTAAAATCGTCGGGGCAATTCTGTCCTGAATGGCCCGATCCCGAACGTTGGATTAAAAAAGAACGATGGAATGATGAATTAATACCAGTGGAGGGAAGTAAAAAGCCAACTCCACAAGCCCAAGCAGATCCTTATGTGATTTGTCAAAAATGCGGAGCTGAAGTTTTACATAGTGATTTTGAAGAAATAGATGGCGAAAGGTATTGTATTAAATGCCCAAAATTTAGAGAGCGTTCAGAAATTGGCTATAAAAAAATAAGCAACCAATTACAATCACACGCAGCACGGGCAGGAGGTTAATATGCCAGATACATTTCGAGAAGGAACTTATGAAGGAAAGCCGACATTTTCAGTATTGACCGGAATCAATCGACAGACAGATCAGGAATACTGGTTTAGCTTTGGATTGAAGAAAGCCCAGGCAATACTCGAGAACATCGACGCTTTAAGACGTTGGGTTGATAAGAACGAAAGGTAAATATTGTTAAATAAGTTAGAAAGTAAAGTTAATAAGATAGATACGCGAGTCGGATCAACAATATCCACTGAACGAATTAGGGGCTATAAGTTAGTAAAGATAAGAGAACGCATAGGGTTACGCGATAGCTATACTTGCCAAAAATGTGGCAGAGTGACGGTAAAAGGCGAAGTAGATCATAAGACACCACTGCATTTAGGCGGGCAAGAGAATGATGAGAATAGGCAATGGTTATGCGATGAGTGCCACAAGATAAAGAGCGCCGAGGAAGAGAAGGGGAGGGGTGGGTCAAATCTCTAGGATTATTAAGCGTATCGTAACCGCATGTTTCCCCACGCGCAGATTATTTTTGATTGTTTGATTATTTTAATAAATCAAAAAGGTGTTAAAAATGGCAAAAAACATAAAAAAAGAAGAGCTTACGGTTGGTGATCTTGTTCCAGCCTCTTATAATCCGCGAAAAATTACAGATAAGCAACTCGGTATGTTGAAAAAGTCAATGGCCGAGTCCGGGGTTGTTGTAAATGTGCGGACCGGCAGAATTATCGGTGGACATCAGCGGACAAAGAATCTTGATAAATCATGGCCGATTATCAAACAACCCCATGCGGATAAAGTCGGGACGGTTGCGCTTGGCTACATCGAAACTTCCGCTGGCCGCTGGCAATATCGCGAGGTCGACTGGCCGGAAAAGAAAGAGGCGGCGGCGAATGTGAGCGCAAACAAGCAGGGTGGCGAATTTGATCTTCCGTTGCTCAAGGAAATTATCTTGACCCTTGATGACGGTGCTTTCGACATGGAACTGACCGGCTTTAATTCTCACGAGCTTGAATTGATGATGACGGCGGTTCATCAAGAAGATCAACAAAGTATAATCAGTAAAAACTTTAACCGGGGCAAAGGCGAAGAGGAAAACGAACAAAAAGAGTTTGTGCCCGGTAAATATCCCGTTACGTTTATTTTTGATCAAACAGAATGGGAGGCATGGGAAGCGGTGAAGGATAAATTAAAAGTCAAAGACGACAAAACGGCATTATTGAAAATCATTGGAGGTAAACATGCTTGAACGATTTATCGGCGGTTATTTATTTCATCCGGGGGCGCTGGACTATTCGGGAGATACCTGCCGGAATAGTTGCGCTTATTGTTTTGCAAACATCAATCAGGGTAATCGGGAGGGGAATCTTTCCGGCGCAATAAGGCGTTTTTATAAAAAAGAAATAATCACTTACGATGATATGCTTTTAAAAGAAGGCTATCCTATTGTTGTTTCAAACAGAACAGACCCCTTCACGCCTCGAAATTACCGCGACACGCTGGCGTTGTTTACCCATCTCAGAAATATCCCAAACGGCATTTTTATTCAAACGAAGTGCGGACCCGGAATGGATGAGGCACTTGATATACTGGAAGATAAAAAGCCAGTTGTTTATATCACCGTGACCACGATCCGGGATGAAATCGCAAAGGTTATTGAACCGGGCGCACCGTTGCCGCTTGAACGACTGCGAATAGCCAAAGACCTGCACAAGCGCGGCTATTTGGTTTTGGTCGCAGTAAATCCATGTTGTGAGCAATGGATGCCGACGAAAGACCTTCAGGCGCTTTGTAATGAGCTGAAAAAATCAGGCATGAAGCATATCTGTATTGAAATACTTGATATTTCCAGAAATCGCCTAAAGGTTTTATCTCAATCACGAAAAGACAGGATTGGAGAGGCGGCGCTTACTGATTGCGCGTCAGGGCGCGTCCGGCAGTATGTCCGGGATTGCACTCAATATCTCATCGGTGCCGGAATGATCGTAGCAAAGCGAGGGATGCCATTTAAAAGCACATTCTTTGACGACATTAAGGCGCGTCTGGGCAAGGTCATGCCCACCTATCAGGACTTTACGAATCATTGCCTTGATAAACATCCAGACGGTTCGCCGGTGACATTCGCGGAATTTGAAAAAGTTATTTGTTCCGGCGGTGGGATATTTAGAAAAACGATTCGGCAAAACACGATCCGTGATTATTTATTACGCTCCGGATTTACCTCGTGGAAGGATAATCAAGAAATCCATTCACATCGGGAACTTTTGCGCGTCCTCTGGAACGATCCCAGGCCCCGGATTAGCATTCAAAAGCATTGCCTGATTAGGCCGACGAACAAAAAAGACGATGAAGGGAATATAATTTTGTACTTCGACAAGGTTCCGAACCTTGGGAAGAAAAAGGGGGTGATTGAATTATGAAAACCTCTTGGGGTGGCGACTGGTATTAGTCGCAAAAAGGCGGGGTGATAAGCCCCGCCGCAATTAATCAGGAAATGTGAATATGAACAGAATCGGAATCAATTTTAATATCGGAAATACTGAAAAGCCTTCCGTTGACCTTGGCTTCTGTGGGCGATTTTGCAGCAAAATAGCGGTCAATGCGTGGGTTGCGCTTGTGGGATACAAAACTTTTTTTACCGTCCAGGATCGATTGGAACACGTCCGGCGGTAGAGTAATATTCAGGGGCTTCATATTGTCGTCTCCTTTCGGCTCTTTAAAAATTGAATAATGCTTGACTAAGGCGGGGTTGCGGCCCCGCCGTGGGTGTTAATCCTCATCCGGTACGTCGCGCATTTCACCGTCGTCAATGTTGCAAACGTGCGCCTCTGTTGTGTCGGTTTCCGGGATTTCTTCCCAAATTTGCGCCCATCGGTCGCCTCCGCAACGCTCTTTTGTGGCGATCCGCTTAATCCCGGTCAACGTGGCAACGTGTTTTTCCCATGTTCCGTTTTCGCCTTCACCCGATAAAATCCAGTATGTTTTTTTCTCGGTCGGTCTCCCTCCTAACTTCCCGTTTTCACGGCTGGACGCTGTTTTTTTAGGGGATTTGATGGAGCCGAGGGCGGCGGCAGCTGTGTTAATTTCTAAAAAATCATCTGCGCTAACTATTTCATAATCATCCCACATATTAGGAGTTTTTGTTTCACCAGATGGGACAATATTAAAAACATGACCGTTGTTTTTAGGGGAAACAACAATCTCAAATCCATTACTAATTCGTGATAGAAAAACACCAACAGTACTGTTATTTTTTTTATTAATAATTCGACGTATTTCTTTTTTAATGATTTTCATATCATCAAAATAACCACCAATCGAAACTCCATTGTATTGTATAACATGTTCTGTATTCATTTTTATGTTCCTCCTGTTTTATTTTGTTGAGCCTAATATATACCTAGCGTTAGCTTTTGTCAAGCATTATTATAAGATATTTTCAAGAAAATATAAAAATGTAATGATTTTAATGTGTTAGGTGCGAAAATAATTGAGAAAATAATATAAAATGAGGTGAAAATATGGCTAGAGGCGGTTACAGACCAGGCGCTGGGCGCAAGCCGGGATCAACAAAGGGCGCGGAAATATCGGAAGAGACAAGACAAATAAAAGAGATGCTGGCGCTGAAAACAAAAGCAAAGGCCAAACTTTTCAACGATCTGCTGGGGAAAATTAAATCAGGCGTGAAGATTACTATTTCCGAAAAGAAACTGATGGACGTTCTGGCTGTGGAGTTGGCGGCGGAGGTCAACGGGGATAAAAATACGGAAAATCCCGATCACCTTGAACCGCTCGACTACATGCTGGCCGTAATGAACGATCACGCAGCGGATAAGGAAAGGCGAGACAGGATGGCGATTGCCGCCGCTCCCTTTGTTCATCCGCGTATTGCAGAGGGTAAAGGTAAAAAACAGGAAAAAGAAAACAAAGCTAAAAATGCTGGCGCTGGTAGGTTTGCCGCTGGCCGTCCGCCGATTGCGTTGGTGAAATGATATGCACTTTATAGACGTAACAGAGATGGGAGACGATAGGCCTAAGTATTTAAATACAGAAACTAATGTGGTGCTTTCGTGCACCTGTCTAATACCGGAATGTACTTTAGTAGAAACAGATAAAGATCAATATACTGTTATAGATCCAAAATGCCCAATACACGGTATAGGGAAATGAAAGCTAAAAAAACAAAAAAAACTATATCAACTCCGAAATGGAGCACCGCTTGCCTGGACTGGGAGAAAAGAATTGTCGCCGGTGAATCCCTGATTACTTTTCCGCCGTTATTTCCGGAAGAGGCAAAAAAGGGATTATCTGTTTTTAAAGAGCTTCACCTGAAAGACGTTCCCGGCTGCCCTACTTACGGACAGGTTGGCGGACAATGGCAGTTTGATTTAGTTTCTCATATCTTCGGCTCATGTGATCCCGAGACAGGACGGCGCTTAATTCGTGAATTCTTTGTTATGGTTGCTAAGAAAAACGATAAGTCAGGCATGGCCGCCGGCATCATGATGACCGCCCTTATCCTAAATTGGCGCGAATCGGCGGAGTTTTTCATCATTGCACCAACTGTTGAAGTGGCAGGGAATTCATTCAAACCTTCTTGCGGCATGATTAGCTCAGACGAAGAGCTGACTGACCTTATGTACCCACAAGAACATTACCGGCAGATCACGCACCGGAACGCCGGGGCAACGCTCAAAATCGTTGCCGCTGAAAGCGATACGGTCGGTGGATTAAAAGGCGTTGGAATTTTAGTTGAGGAGCTATGGCTTTTTGGCAAGCGGCCGGCCGCGACAAATATATTCACCGAAGTCACCGGCGGACTTGCGGCACGTCCTGAAGGGTTTGTTATCTGGCTCACAACTCAATCCGATGAAGCCCCGTCAGGTGTATTTGCCGACAAGCTGGAATATGCCCGTGGTGTCCGGGATGGGAAAATTGACGATCCGGCATTTCTTCCGATTATTTATGAGTTTCCGAAAGACATGGTTGAAAAGAAACTTCATCTTGTGCCGGAAAATTTCTATATTCCAAACCCGAATCTTGGCGCGTCCGTTGATGAAGAATTTTTAAGACGTGAATTCAAAAAGGCAGAAGTTGAAGGTGCTCAATCCATGCAGAGCTTTCTTGCCAAGCATCTCAATATCCAGATTGCAACATCCATGAAAGCCCAGAGGTGGGCGGGGGCGGATTTTTGGGAAGCGGCGGCGGGGAAAGTATCTCTTGAGTTCATCTTTGAGCATTGTGAAGTGATTGAGATCGGCGGAGACGGCGGCGGGCTTGATGACCTTCTGGGAATGACCGTACTTGGCCGGGACGCTGAAATGGGTGTTTGGTATTGGTGGTCACGCGCATGGTGTCACGCAATCGCACTTGAGCGCCGGAAATCAGAGGCGCCCAAGTATCACGACTTCGCCAAAGATGGGGATCTGATCATCATTGACGAAATCGGCCAGGACGTGAAGCAGTTTGGGGATATCGTGAGAAAGTGTGACGCGTCGGGACTGCTTGATCGTATCGGCGTTGATCCGTCGGGAATAGGCGCAATTGTTGACGAGCTGGAAAACGGAGACGAAAGCGGCAACGGGAAAATAGAACATGATCGGATTGTCGGTATTTCTCAGGGGTGGCGATTAAACAGTGCTATTAAAACCACAGAGCGCAAGGTTGCCGCTAAAGAGATTATTCACGACGGCAGCCGTATGATGGCATGGTGTGTCGGGAATGCCCGTGTAGAGCCAAAAGGAAACGCAATTTTAATAACAAAGTCAGCAAGCGGAACTGGAAAGATTGACCCGTTAATGGCAGGGCTGTCGGCGGTGGCGCTTATGGCAATGAATCCAGAGGCGCGGAATAATAAATCAGTTTATGACGGCATGAGCAAAGAGGCCATGATTGCCAGAATGACAGGAAAATAAGGAGAAAGCATGGATGAACTAAAAATCAATCAAGAGGCAGGATTATTATTAAAATTTCTTTCCGAAAGAAAATTAACACCGCAAGAAAAAGTTACAGTATTGAGAGCGGCGGCGGAAGTTATTTCGGTGGTGCTCGTTCAAAGTGCTGTGTTTGAGCAACTAGCGCAATCATTTAAACCGATAGAACGAAAAACAATAAATTAGGAGTTTCTTATGGATGATATTCTTGACCGTTGGGGGCAGATAGCCAACGAATTAAAATGTACTGTTCAGACGGCAATAAGATATGCTAAGCTATCAAAGAATCCTTTGCCGGTAAAGTATGATCCGGCGGGACATCCTACAATAACGAAAACGCAAATCAGAGAATGGCGTTTCGGGAAGGCGGCATAAAATGAAAGAAAAAAGATACGTGGGAAGAAATAACGTTGTTAAAAAATTATTATTGGCGGCTAAAGAAAGAAAACAAATTGTTTATTTCAACGTCCTTGTCTGGATAACAGAAGTGGAAATATTCAATGAAGGAATTCCTGGTCACGTTTTATTCAAATTTGGTTTTTCTGATGGTAATGAAGTAAAAATTAAGCTTTACAATTGGAAGGATAAGGACGGTGTAAAATGAACAAACCAAAAGTCAAAATGTTTTTAGGTGATAAAGAAATTGAGGGAACTGGAAGTTATAGTTTTTCGACAGAAAAGGAAACCTATAAACGTTATATGATTTTTGGATGGGACGAATATGATAATGTTGCGCCGTTTGATTGTATTATTGGAACAACGGATGATATTGAAGAGGCTAAATTCATTTTAAACAATGATGAATTTTATCAGTATGGTTGTATTTTTGATAGACTCGAAGGGGTGATTTATGAAAAAACGCCAGGTTAAAAAAAATCTAAAAAAGAAGCTTCAAAATGAATGGAAATTCATTCATGGTGATAAAGTACATTTTAAAGATGGAACTCAATTCCCATTGGAAGTATCTTGGCCCGAAGGAAAATTTGACCTTCAAGTAAATAAAAATTTCAGAGACTCAATCACAATAAAACAAGATCATATCCATATTGCTTTCAAGCCTGTTCATCTTTGTTAATCCTTTTTAACTTTTGTTAATCTTTGTCTATATAATCATTTCAAATAATCATTCATAATTGAGCCGTAAAAAGTATTGAACTTTTTAAACGAGAATAGGCTTTGATGAATTTTATCGCAAAGTTTTTCGGCTCATTAAGTTCCCGAATCGAAGTTTTAATAAAAGCTATCGATGTTCGGGATGTTCTTGTTTACGGCGGTTTGTTCTGCATTGGTTACGGTCTTTATAAACTCTTCCCTTGGCTTGGATTTACAGCGTTCGGCGTTGTATCAATGCTTCTTGGCCTTGGCTGGATCATTCGGGTGCCTAAATAATGGGCTTAATCGCTAACATGGAAAAACGTCTCAGCGCCGGGCCATTGGATGATTCTTGGTATCAGCCGGGCGGGTTTTTCTTTGGCGGCCAGGGAATAAAAACAAAGTCAGGCTCATCAATCTCAGAATTCAACGCCATGCAACTGGCTATTGTCTGGTGCTGCATAAAAATCATTTCCGAAGACTCCGCCTCACTCCCATTACATCTTTATAAGCGCAGAAAAAGCGGCGGTAAAGACAAGGCCACCGCCGATGATAGATATTATCTTTTACACGACAAACCGAATCCTGAAATGACCGCAATGAGCTTCCGCGAAACGTATGCCGCTCACCTTCTTTCATGGGGAAATGGTTATGCCGAGAAACAACTGCGCGGGTCGGTTGGGAAAATAGAAGCTCTATGGCCGATAACGCCGGACAGAATAACCGTAAAACGAAACGAAAAAAAGCAGATCATTTATAAAATTAAAATGGGCGGTACTTCATTGCAAGACGTGATTCTTCCGAAGCGTCAAGTCCTGCACACGCCGGGCCTTAGTTTTAACGGACTTATCGGATATTCCCCCATTGCTGCGGCACGCGAAGCCATGGGGCTCGGAAAAACCCTTGAAGAATTTGGATCAACTTATTTTGAAAATGGAATCAGGCCGTCTTTTGTTGTTTCGGTCAAAGGTTCCCTTAAAGACCCGAAAGCACGGCGTGAGGCAATCGAAGATGTTTACGGCGGTCTTAGCAAGGCTCACAGAGTTATGCTTCTTGAAGAGGCTGAAAAAGTAGAAAAGCTCGGCATTCCAAACGACGAGGCGCAATTT